GCAAAGAAGAAGTTCATAAAAAGATATTTGGTAAGTAGACTATAAAATATTGGGTGGAGATGAGGAAATGTTATACGCTGGTTTAGTTATATTAGACTTCTGTTTATTTGGCTGCTTTGTGCGTTGTTTATATAAAGAATTAAAAAATTAGGAGGTATTCATATGTACGAATTAAAGTTAATGATGGTACCAAAGGGATACAAAATAAACGACTACATCAAAGAGCTATATACAAATGCTAAAACGGCTGAAGAGATAGACGACTGTAAGGATAAGATATTTAGATTAACTTACAAGTTTGGTTTAGATGAAATAAAAAGAAACCAACATATGACGACTATAGAAGACGGGCTAGGCGATATGAGCTTAGCCTTTCTTAAAACATTCAATAACTTCGACCCGACAAAAGAAGAAGCTTCATTCCTGAACTATTACAAACTAGCTATACGAACTGAGATAATGAATACCAAATTTAGAAAATACAGAAACAGAAAAGAGAACAGAGAGCTTTGTTATAGAATGGAAGCAGCTACTGGATATTTAGACGAACCTGTAGAAGGTAAGGACGGCTTAGATGCTAGAACAAAAGGAGACTTGCTATCTTCTAAGTATGATATGTTTGACGAAATGGTAGTAAATGAATGGAAAGACAAACTAATGAAAATAGCACTACAGGTTGTGAAAGATAACATCACTTATCCTAAGCGTCTAGAATCTCACCAAAAAGTAATCAGCTGCTGGGTTGATAATTTAATGGGAGAGGAACAATCAGACGCAGTGTATATAGGAAAACTAACAGACACTAAACCACATACCGCTAGAAGAATCATCCAAAAATACGAAGAGGAGATAAAAAGATTATGGAATGATGAATATTTAAAATGTAAGGGAGATATGTAATATGAATAAAGACGAATTAAGAAAATTAGTTAAGGAAGCTAGTGACAGAGTTGATATTTTAGCAGGATTCCTTCCTAGTGTAGGAACTAAAAAAGAAAGAGATATGCTACTAAACGATATATACATTTACGCACTTAAGAGAGATATTTACTACGCACTATTAGATGAAGGTTATAATTACAATTCTCTATCTGAACCATATATGGAAGAAGGTATAGAAGAACTTACTAAGTCTATTGATACGCATACTTCATTCTTAAAATGGGCTAAACAAGAAGATGTGATAGATAGCTTGCATACCGATATTGCTAATGATTGGTATAGAAGAGATATATATTTAAACCTATAGGAGGAAAGCTTATGATAGGAAGCTGGATATTATTAGCATTATTAATTTATTCAATATTAAATTAGAAGGTTGGTATATATGGAAAGAAAATTATCAGAATTATTAAGCGACTTAGCAATATTAGAAGAAAAATATATGGAAATTAATATGGAAATGGAAGACGGAGACGACAAAGATGATATTCTTATGGATCTAGGTTTAGCTATGGATTGCATAGGAGCATGTTTGATGTATGGAGATTATGAGAACGACACTGGAAAACCATATAATTATTTTGAAGATTAATATATTAGGAGGTAAATATTATGACACTATTTGATTATTTATGTATGTATGTTGATTTAGATGAAACTATAAGAATTTGGACTAAACACTCACACGGATATGGATTGATATCTAAGTACGACTTAAGTAAACCTAACAATATGGATGACACTTGTACAGTTAGAGAGTTCTTTGCTAAGACTCATTGGTTATCTAACTATAGTGAAGCTAAAGCGATTGGTTGTAACGACTACAATGTTCCTGAGTATTATAGAAACGAACTAAATATACTAATAGAAATGCCAGATAACTTTATAATAAAATAGGAGGTATTTGTATGAATTGGATGTATAGCATAGGAGATGTGGTTGAGGTTGTGAGAGAACAAGAAGGTGGAGAACACCGTTTAGGAATGAGAGGCGTTGTTAAGGACGTCTTAGTAGACTTTAACGGCAATACTATTTATGGTGTAGATTTGTATGAAGCTAGATTCTTATATTATATGGCTATAGAATTAAAATTAGTTGAGGAGGAATAGTTATGAGTGATAGAAGAGCAATGATGGTTATGGTGAAAATGATAAAGGCTAAAATAGAAGAACAAAAACTATGTTTAGAAATGGTGGACGATCCTAAGACAAAAGAGTTAATTAAGAACAGAATAACTCAACTAGATATAGAGCTAGGTTTATATTTAAATAAATTAAATTATAGATAGGGAGGCGTCATCATGACTGACCGTGAAATGTTAATGATGGAATTAGAAATAAGAGAACTAGAAGATAGAATTTCTTACCAAGAAGACTTATTAAAGTTAGCAAAACAAGAGAATAAAGACGAAGACTTGATATTCCATTTAGAGGGTACATTAAGACGATTAGTACGTAGACACACTATGATGAAAAGAAGCGCTAGTGGACGTTACCGTAGATTAGATAATTTAGAATTATAGGAGGATATTTTATGAGAACATTATTAGAGTTAGTAGAGGTTATAGCTTGTTTCTTAGCAATAGGGTTTTGTGTATCTTCAGCTATGTGGATTGCTTGTTTATTTGCTACTGCAGTATTTAACATGATATTCTAAGGAGGTTAATTGAGATGCTAAGACTTCTAGGTATAGCAGCAGAGGCAGCATTGATATTTATAATACTATGTATTCTATCTTGGATATTGATAGGAATCATCTTCTAGGGCTTACATGCCCTTTTCTTTTTGCGCGAAAATTACTTGTCCTATTATGAAGAATAATTAAATTTTATGGAGGTATTTGTATGAAAAAATTAGATAACGAAACAAAAAAGAGTTTAATGATGGGTATAGTTACATGTGGAGCATTATTAGGAATGGCTGTATATGTATTTATAAAATCAGGAAACGATTTAAAAGAAGTTATAGAAAATTGTAATACTGATGGATTCGATAATCTTGATTTTTCGGTAGAACAAGAATGGGACTAACAATCCCTTTTCTTTTTGCGCGAAAATTACTTGTCCTATTATGAAAGAATATTAAATAATTTGGAGGTATATGTATGTTTAGAAAAAGTTTATATGAAGAATTAGATAATATGAGTTACGAAGAGCAAAAGGCACTTTATGGACGTATAGAGGATCAGCAATCTTATGATGATAATTGTAACGTAGTAGAAGTATTAGTATCAGCAACTACAGCAGCAGTTAAAGCATTAGTTAAATTGATATTCTAGGCCTCAAGGCCTTTTCTTTTTGCGCGAAAATCACTTGTCCTGTTATGAAAGGGAGATGATTATATGTTAAGAGAATTATTATATGAAATGTTAATGAGTATGACTAATTTTGTAAGAGGTACATTCTTCTTGGAAAGTTTATTTGACATAGAGAGAAACTTATTCGGACGATTAATAGTGAAAGCAAGCAACTTAGTCGGATGGATATTAACTCAACTAATATTAATAAGCCTTACAGGAGGACTATATCTAATATGGATAGGATTTAAATTGATATTCAGAAGAAAGAAATCTAAACATAATAAGAAACAAACTAGAAAAAATAAGAGAAGAGCTTAACAAGGGCTCTTTCTTTTGTGTAAAGGAGGTGGGACGTATGTACGAGGTTTGGGTAAACATTCCAGGACATCCTGATTATGAGATAAGTAACACTGGCAAGATTCGCTATAGCAACACTGATATACTTGTGAAACCTACGATAAATCGTGGATATTATAGAGTAAGACTTGATGGCGAGAGGTATTATATTCACCAGTTAATGATGCTAAGCTTTTATCCGGACGTATGTAGCAGTCGTTATATAAAGCATATAGACGGCGATAAATCGAATAATTGTTTATCTAATTTGCGATTTGCTGGCCCATTTTAGTTTTGATATTTTTGGGTTTGGCCCGTTTATTTTTGGGTTTTAAAACGTCAGCCCACTTTTTTAAGAGTGTCAGCCCGGTTTTGGCCCGAAAAAACTGGGTTTTGGCCCGTTTTTGGAAATCAGTTTTGGCCCAGAAAACGGCCATTTTTGAGAGTATCAGCCCACTTTTTAAAAACGCTGAAACCGTTGCAATTACTGGGTTTGAGGCACTTTTGCTTACTTTTTGAGGAAGCCGAAAATACCCATTTGGGTCAAAAACCCACTTTTTTCTCTTATTAATTGTGATAAAAAGTTTAATAAATATATAGAATAGGGCAAACAAAACTGGGCTTTTGGCCCAAGCATTTTAAGGAGGTGATTTTGAATGAAACGCAAGACTATAGAGAGCAGAGATTTAGACTTCGCTAACTTACAAGTTGATATTTACAAAGAGAAGTATGTAGTAGTTAAAGTAGACTACACTTGGAATAGTGTAAGCGAAACGCATAGATTTGATATTTGCTATGTTGATAGAAATTTATGGAGATAGCTACGCGATAGACACAAGGGCTATTATGAGAGGAGAGGATATGTGATGGATGAAATGAATTTAAACTTAGGTTCAAGATGGATGAGAAAATTAGCATCTAAATTAATAGTAAAATATTTAAAAAAACATTTCGAGGTTAATACAGAATTAGACTTGGATGAATTAAAGATATCTTACGTTGATGGAGATGTAGTTATAAAAACAGAATTGGAATTAAGAATGAATGCAAAAGATTCTAAAAAGATATTATCAAAACTCGAAGAGGATTAAGGCCCTACAAGGGCTTTTTCTTTTACGCGAATAACGCATGGCCTCTTATGAGAGAATATTAAATTTTAGGAGGTATTATTATGTTAAAAAGATATTTTGAATCATTAAACAAAGTGGAGAAAATAAATTTAGGAATAACTGGACTTACAGTAGTAGCCGGAGCAGCATTATGGATATATGGCGCTATTGAAGAAAAGAAAATCTTAAAAGAAATAACAGAGTTTAATGAACAAGTAGAAAGAGACACAGTAACACTTAATGAAGTTATATATAAAACTCAAGAAGAGATAGACGAATTATTAAATGAAGAAGAAACATTAAACAACGCAATAAATGAAATATTAAAAGAACAAAGAGATAAAGTAATAAACGATTTAGAAAACAATAGAGATTAGGCCACAAGGCCTTCTCTTTTTGGTCGCAAGGCACGCGAAAATTACATGGCCTTTTATGAGGAGAGAAAAGATGCTCGTTTGAGCGTTTTAAAGGAAGAAATTCCTTCTCTCTTTATTTTCGCTGAGCGTAGCGAAGAGAGTGGAGGATATTCATAATAACGTACCTCCCAAATATTTGGAGACTGAGTTAACGATAGTACGTCATACGCCTACTAACAGTGCGGAATAGGTTGACGGCATAATACTCAGTCTCTTTCTTTTTATATTTGAAAGGGGAAGATATAATGTCTAAACTTGAAAGAGATTTCCAATCTAGACTTATAAAAGAATTAAAACAGATATTCAAAGGTTGTATAATCATGAAAAATGATTCGAGCTACATTCAAGGAATACCTGACCTATTGATATTATACAGAGACAAGTGGGCTGCTTTAGAGGTGAAGAAATCAGAGACAGCATCTCACAGACCGAATCAAGAATACTATGTAGAACTTATGGATGAAATGTCTTATGCGAGTTTTATATATCCCGAAAACAAAGAGGAGGTATTATATGAACTTCAACAAACATTATTCTCTAGAAGGTAAGCATGCATTCTTAGGAGCGAGCAAATACCATTGGATTAACTATGACTCTGATAAACTTGTAGAATCTTATACTAGACATCAAGCTACAATGAAAGGAACTATATTACACGACTTTGCAGCACAGTGTATAACACTTGGACAAAAGTTACCTAAATCACAAAAGACATTAAACATGTATGTTAACGATGCGATAGGCTTTAAGATGAATCCAGAACAAGTATTATATTATTCTGACAACTGCTTTGGTACAGCGGACGCCATTATATTTAGAAATAACTTGTTGCGCATACACGATTTAAAAACAGGAGTTACTAAAGCGCATATGGAACAATTAGAAATATATGCAGCTTTATTCTGTTTAGAGTATAAGATGAAACCAGGAAATATTGATATGGAATTAAGGATATACCAAAATAATGAAATAGTAGTTTATAACCCTACAGCCGATGATATTCTTCCGATAATGGACAAA